CATCAATAAGCTGACGAAGGATGGACGTTGCCGATTTAGCCAATCCACCAATAAGATGAATAAGTCCTGTACCATAAAAGCCAAGGCTAGGAAGATATCTATAATGAATAAAATGCTGTCGCTTAGTTTTCTTAGGATCGGTTTCATACCAGTTCTTTCTAATCGATAATATGGCTCGTGATGACTTATCTATCGTAATGACATAAGGTCTTGCTAATCCATCGCTATCCTGAAATGGCTCTGGCATATCAATGTCAACGTGCATCTCAAGTATAGTGTATCTCTCATCGTCTTCGTAAACATTTTCAGCACCATCCATCTCATCATACTTTTCCTGTATTTCAGAATCATCTTGCTCTGGGTCTGATAGCTCAACCTCACGATAGAAACCATTCACCATAAGCTCTTTGATTTCATTCTCTGTCTTCTTCATGATGTGGGTGTACCGTGGACAAGACATAAGATCACTTGCACCGTAAGAAACTACAAAGTCTTCAGCAGGTACAAACATTGAGCATGGTCTTTCCATGATAGGATCATAATACACCTTCTTGAAAGCAGAGCCTGCTAAAGGCAAACGAAACAGCATTTGCTCCATTTCATCACGATACTCCGTCATGTCTTCTGTCAGAAGATAATTCATCTCATGTTCAACACGTTGTGACTGTGCTGTTTTTTCTTTTGTGTTTTTTCCAACAATCTTTGTGCGTACAGGTCCTGATGCAGGGAATATCTCTCCCATTGCCTGTGCCTGAAAACGAACAACAGCTTCTGTTAGTAGTGGGTGGAATACACCTGACGCTCCTTGCCACGGCTGAGATCGCTCTTCAATCTTCATGCCCAACAAGTCAAGACCTTTGATGTAGGATCGTGACCATTCGTTTCGTGATGTTCTATCGCTCTCAAAGTCATCAATAAGATCAGAAGCCATCTTCTCCAGATCACCATCTTCCAGAAACTCAGCTATGTTTGAATTGTGATCAGCACCAACTAAATCCTCAGTGACATCACCTTCAAAGTCAACGATGACACCACCATCCTCTGTTTCTATAGATACAGCATCTGGATTTACCACTTCTACTTTTAACTCTTGTTCGGAGGGATTTTCCTCTATATCAACCTCGAAAGGCTCTAATCGTTTATCGACTACCATAATTTACCTTATGCTAAATTTAGTTCCTTGAGTAGCCAATCCACCACCACGCATCTTCATGACCTTACCACCTGCTTTTTTACCAAGTTTCATTTGTTTCATAATCTTATCCATGAACTTAGGGTCTTTAATGTCTAAGGTTTCGCCTCTACCTTTTCCTGTTTTAAGCGTATCTATATTTTTTATCATCTTTCTTAGGGCTTGTGCATTTACGAGTTCTGTTTCTTTTGTCATTGAATTATCTCCTAATAGTATTCCACTGGTCTTCTGTATTTTGGTTCGTCATCCCAGTCATCGCTTTCTGCTCGAACCCATCCACCTTGGCGAAATCTTAACAGAGCCTGTGTGGTACTGTCAACTAAGTCATCATGATCGCCAGATGGGAAAGAGGCACATTCCTCTATAACCTCATCTGCCCACCGTGTGGGTGGATACCAGACAGTGCCACTCGAAAACAAATCCGTCACGGCATTTACTCTAGCAATCTTATCGTTACCTCTTGTTGGTGTGAACTCCGTGACAGGTATACCCATAGCACGAAGTTCAAACACCAAAGGCGCACCTGATGCCTTTGCCTCAATAATCATCTGATCTGGTTCCCATTCCATGTATTTGTCATAGGCTGCTCGTTTTAATTCTGGGAACTCCAGTTTTGCCTTGAAAGAATCAAGCAATATCAAGTGTGTCTTTTCTATCCCTGTGGTGTCGTCAGGATGATAAAAAACACCCCAAGTGGTACACGCACTATAGTCACTACGTTCTGTTTTCAGAAACGCTGTATCCCACGACTGGATTATCGCCTCACAGGGGGGTGGGTTATTGCTATCCCACAATCGCCACCATTCTCGTTTTATTAACGCTCCCTCTTCAGATGTAGGATTTTGCTGATACTGAGCGTTCCATTTGGCAACTGGCAATTCAGCTTTTAGACTTTCAAGCTCCTCTAACTTCCAGAACTCTCCCCACAATGCCTTTCCTGACGGCATAATCGCAGGCAACTCAATAACTTCCCAATCGTCAATCCCTGACTTGTTTTCCATACTTCGGAGTATCTGACCTGTTAAGTCTCTCTTTGCCCAACGTGTCATCACCAAGATAATCGCACCACCAGGCTGTAGTCTTTGTCTCGGACCTGACGTATACCACTCGTACACCTTGTCATATACCTCTGGGTTATACTGCCCCAACTGTGCCTCCTGTTCCGAGTGAGGATCATCAATCACCAAAACATCAGCACCCTTACCAGTTACAGCACCACCAACACCAATCGCAAAGTAATCGCCACCCTTATTCGTACTCCATCTTCCTGCAGCCTTACTATCAGCCGATAAGGTAATACCTTTGAATATCTTTTGATAATCTGGTGACTGTATCAGGTTTCGCACCTTCCTGCCAAAACCCACGGCTAACTCAGCCGTATGTGCCGTCTGAATAATCTTTTTATCTGGGTATTGTCCAAGAAACCACGCAGGAAACAAATAAGAGGCAAACTCTGACTTGGTGTGGCGTGGGGGCATATTAATGATCAATCTCTTTAATTCCCCTCGTGCCACCTTCTCAAATGCCTCAGCCATAATCTTGTGATGCGACCCACCAATAAATGCCGACCACATCATATGCACAAAAGGTAGGAAACCCTCCTTGGCACTCTCCCTGCCCTTGGCTTCTTCATACTTCTCCAGTAATTGCAACATCTCCCTCTTTTGATCAACAGGGAGTAAATCAATCTTATCCTTAAATTGGGATAGCTCCATTACTGCTTCTTTCTGTTTTTCTTTGCTGATACCACACGAAGGTTTCTTTTCATATTATTTTTTGGATTGCCATCCTTGTGATCAATGTGTGTTCCGTCACCCTTCCGTACCCTGCCCTGCCGTATAGCCTCCCTACGGTTCTTATTCCTTAAGGCTCTTTCCTGCTTCATTTTCTTTGAGGCGTGATACTTCCTATACACAGACAAAACTTTTTCCTTTACAGATATGGTTAACCATATATCATGGTATACCACATACCATGATTAACCAAACATATTATTCCATAATATGTTTTATGGTATACCATATAGAACATGACAGGAGTTTATTGTGGTAGTTGAACCTTTCTTAATGTGGAACCTCTTAATCACCTTAGTGATTGCACCACTGGCGTGGTACATTAAAACCCAACGTGACGAAATAAAACGTATCGATATCCTCCTCAATAAAACCAGAGAGCAATATATGAACAAGGTTGAACACAAAGACGATATCAACAGGCTCTTTGAGCATCTATCCAGATTAGAAAACAAAATAGACACCTTATTAACGTCAAAGTGACATTTGGCATTTTTTAGCAAATTTCTTGAGCATATTACTATATATATGTAAACGTGCGTGCCGTGATAACTCGTGGGGGTGGGGGTAGGTGGGGTAAAAAAAATAACATAATGTAAGTTATGCGCCTTTTATTATCCCAATAGTGCTAAGTCATTGATATTAAAGGATTTTTAATTTATCTAGCTTATCTTTAAGCTTTTTCTCCAGTTCATAAATGCTTTCATCCTGTGTTTCCTCTATTACTTTATCGCTAAACATAGCAATCGACCTTCCCAGAAGTGCCAATGAACTAACTTTTGCTGAGTCTTGATCTGAGTTTTCTACAATCTCCATCAACTTATTCTCAATATAGGTTTTTAAGGTCGCTTCCTTTCGCTCCGATAGAGCAATGTTTTGATCCCTTATTTGATCCACTCTCCACCTAACCTTGACCAATAGCCTCGAACTCAACTCGTTAACACTTTTAGGCTTCATGTTATCCACACTGTAGCCACTGTCTCTATATGCTTGGCTATATGATCTTGAACCCTCAGCAACTAATTGAGCAAATCTCTCCTGCTTTGCTGTTAGATTATTTTCAGGCTTTACCACCATTAATTTTGGCTTATCTGATTTACTGCCATTATTATCCATATTTGCACCTATTTTTATCCAATCACTACATCTAGTATGCACCTATAGCTCACATACTACATATTGATATATACCCTATATCTTGTATTTCAGCAATGGTGGTCGGCACAAGATGTTGATTTTCCCCATTGGCTCTTTTTTTGACCTGTTATACCTGAACACTTTAAACCCTTCTCACTGGCTAAATTTGAGGCTCTCAGAGGGTATTTTGTTGAACATAGTATTAAACCCTATGTTTTATAGGTGTTATAACAATATTGAACATAATGTTAACATTTTGTTGTACATAGTCGTAATAACTGATATACGAACTGTATCGGCACTGCATTTAATTGGTTTGACCGATTCGTTTTTCAGCCCCTGTTCGGCACAAAGCTTTCTCCCTCTCCAAGTAGCGAAGGTGAGCTAGCCACCCTGACACAAGCCTGTCTTAGAGGTGGACGCACAAACACCATAAAACGTGAAGGAGCGAATGCAAAGGTGGAGCGAGGTGAGTTTACACCATGAACTGTTTAGAAGTAGGTACAGGCATATCGGTTTGCCTTAAAAAGTATTCGAAGAAGTGAGCAGTTCAGTTGGCGAACTATAAACGACACTATAACAATAGGGGCG